ATTTGACCGTGCTGATATAACAGATCTCGGAAGACTATTCTTGCAAGATCTGAGACATCCAAACGATATAAATTATCCTTTGGAAAACCGACGACATATCCTTAAGGATATAAGTCGGAAAATTGGTCGGTTTGTTAAAACTCAGACCAAGTATCAGAGACTAACCAAAGTTGGTCATGTCTCTGTCACGACTGCGGGTTCCTATCAGACCCCGCGGTCAGAAGGTGGTCGCGGTACAGATACTGCGAACGCATTCTTTCTCTGGGGAGGTTCAATCCCCATGAGAACCGAAATTATTCGTCTCATAAATGGGACGGAAATTTTAACGGTCAGGAACATCGAAATGTTCAGAACCGTAAGAATGAATCCAAAGGATCCATTCAAACCACCAGGATTCTTCCATCATCGAGATGCGAAGACCTGGTTAGAATCCGAATACAATGGAATTGATTCGGATGTAGGGCTGCAGTTATTTGTAGCTGCGACCGAACTTTCGGAACCTTGGATAAGTTTTCGAAAGGAACAACTTCTTTTCTTACCAGAAAAGGAGTTAATACTTGTTCATTTCTTTCAAGAATATGGACAAGAAAGATTCAGGATCTGCCACATAATGATGGCATATCTTGAAACACAAGAAGAACACCCTGCCATTTACGATAGGGTCTCTTCAACACTGGCATTCTGTTTAGCAAGTAGACAGGATCCAGGAAAGCGCTTCAGCATAAGCCAAAGCGCAATGCATGTACGATCAAAAATCATAATGATCGTACAGCAGTACTTAGATGTTGGGCAATTATGCGCAATATCTGAGATAACAGGATTTCACATAGGTGATCTACCTGTAAAATCCAGCGCGATTTCAGAACCGGGCTGGAAAATAAGAATAGTGACACGCGAACTTTGGTTCGTACCACTATTGTTACAGCCATTCGCACATGTGTTTCGATTGGCTTTACAAGCCCACCCTTCTGCAAGGGCAGGGCTTTCTAAATCCCATAACCATTATGAATGGGCTAAGGGATTTAAAGGTAAACCCGAAGAATTATTCGATCGGGAAACCTTTCATCTTCTTTCAGCAGATCTGGAAGAAGCTACAGATCACTGCGATCATAGATTTAGCAGGGATTTGTTAGAAGGGTTCGCTGAAGGCATAGGCTTTCAAGGACCTTACATAATCTTCTGTATTCACTTACTGACTACAAGAAGATTATTATATACCCCTCAAGGGAAGGACTGGTTAGAACCAGTTCTTACCCGGAAAGGGATATTAATGGGAGATCCAGGAACAAAGGTTGTCCTGACTCTCTATAATCTAGTTGCAGAATATGAAGCTGCAAATAGATTTCTTGATAGGAATAATCAATTAGATTTAACCCGTCAAGTATCAATTCCGTGGCGCAATTTTGCTGCCGCCGGAGATGATCATGAAGCCTATGGTCCCATAAGGTACCTTAGGAACATTGGACAAGCTCATACCGTTAACGGTATGAAACTGTCAAAAGAGAAATACCACATTCTTAAAAGAATTGGTAAATTCTCAGAAAAACTTCTTTATATAAATAAAGAAGTTAAATTGAATCTAAATCTTTCTTCAAAACACAAGTATGAAGAAGCGATTTATGTTGATTCAATAAAAATTAGGCTTTTGAGCGTATGCCAAAAAGGCCAATTAGATGACGATACCAATCCTATGATTGGTAAAGGCAAAATACTTTACAAGGAGTACCATTGGGCACCTCCAAACTGTAAAGTATTATGGGAATTAGCGGCGGACCGCTTCTTCCATAAGGCTTTGGCATGGGGATATATCCCCAATCCAAAGCGTTATCCAATCATCAAACTCCCAATAGAGTTTGGTGGATTGGGATTATCAAAGACGGGAAAATTATTTCCTCAAGACTTTGATATTCTAGAGCCATGGCACAGAAGTGCTATTGCGCATCTAGTTATGAACAAAGACGTCAGAATCTTAAGGATTCTAACAAAAGTTCACTCAGATCGATATGCTAGAGGCATAGAGATCGATCAAAGCGTCGAAATGCTCCTAGATCGTCTTAAGACGCTCGGGGGGCAATACGGTGCTTTATGTGGACCCAGGACTTTTCAAAGTCAAGCGGTTCAATTTGCCGATGCCATCATCCCTTTAGGATTTGATGACATGGCAATTGGTCAGAAGAAAACGTTTATACGATCTTCTGGCTATATCGGACTAGGAGAGGTAAGAAGTCTCTTAGTACGCGAAAATGTCTTCACTAAAATTCTTAGTGGAGATATTAAAGTCCGAAAGGGACCACATAGTGGTTTTCCCGAAAGACTTAAGAAAGCTGAGGAACAATATAATTCTCTTGGCCTTCCCCCTGCTGAATTAGATCAAAAGATTTATTCAGTAGAACCCTACACCGAAGACTCCTTTATAAGAAGGGAGTTCGTTGAAGGGATACTAAGACGCACCCCAATGGGTGATCTTAATTTAAGAACTCCCCAAGATCCAATTCTTGGGGATTCTGAAATCCGCACATCTCTCATAATTGAGAAGATACGCGGGATGGACGAGTGGGTACTTGAAGTACCTCTCGATGAAGAACAGAGTTTAATGTGGTTAAGACCAAAAAGATCCACCAATTAAAACCCATATTCTCTGTCGAACACATCTCTCTCTTTTGAGCCCGAAGGCACATGAGAGTTAATGCTCGATTATGAGCAGTGATTTGTGTACATACCATATTGAGTATTTTCGGAATACTTGAGTAGGACCGCATAAGGCGGCTGCTCTTTCTCCCTAAATACTCTTAATGATAGTCCACCTCCA